GCATCTCCAGTAATATTACCTTCAAAGTCGTACACTTCACCAGCTTCCATAGCTATTGCTTTTTGAAGTGCAACAGCTTCTTCTTCTGTCTCTGGTACAAATGCATCTTTTACTGCACCAAAGATTTTTTGGATTAGACCAGGTTTACCTTCTTTAGATCCTTTTAGCATAGCTTCAAGAACGCCTTTATCTCCTGCATATTCTTCTGAAGTAATTCTACGTTCTATTTCTTTCTCTAATCTTCTAGCGCTATCCATCATAGCCAATTTAATAAATACACCTAATACAGGATTTATAGCACCTGCTCCAAAGGCTATAGCAGTAGACTTAGCTGATGTTTGATCTTCTAACATCTTAGCAATTTCTTCAGTAGTAAGCTCTTTATAATTTATAGGATCTGGTGCTGGCATTGCTCTTTTACCACCGCCACCAGACGTTACAACCTGTGGCTCTGGTTGTGCTTCTGCAGCTGGTGTTTCTTCAACAACTTCTTCCTGTAATGTGTATCCAGGAGGTATCGATGTTTGAGGGCTACCATTAATAAATGTAATATATATAGAGTGACCAGCTTCGTTAACATAGGTACGTACTTCTACAGTAGGTGCACTACCTGTTGACTCATAACCTGCAGTGATGCCTGTGCTACCTAAACCAAGAGCACCCATTTCGTCATAACCTTCATCTCCTGGAGATAGCGCATAACCGCCCTCATCCATTTTCATAGGCTTACCATCATCTTCTACTTCTAATTCAGATACATCAAACATCATTTCCATATCAGATTCATCTGTAGGTTCACCGCCAATACGTCCGTTCTCGGCCATATCTTGAAAGCCAAACTTAGCTTTAGCGCGTAATTGTTCAAAGAACCTAACGCCATAGTATCGTACTACGTCAGCAGGTACGACATATTCACCTTCACTTAGTTGTGCTGGTATATCGTCACGAACCTCTTCTGCTGTAGAACCTATAGGAACCTCATTACCTGAAACAGGATCAATACCCTGAGTATTGTCTGGTACTGTATCTAAATCTATGCTACCGCCCAGTGCAAAAGCCATTCTTGTTTGTTCATCCATTTACTTTATCCCTCAAGTATTGAAGTTGACGCAGAGCGCGTATAGCACCTTGATGCCTGTATAGTTCAGCAGTATCTGTAACAGTTTCCATACTACGTTGCTGTGTAGAAATACGCTCCTCTAACTCAGAGAGAAACGCTTCCCACGATGTTTGATTGTTTACAAAACCTTTAAGCGACATTACCACTGAATCCTTGCTCGCCTGGAACTGGTGCTGTACCCATACCTATCTGACCACCGCCACCGCCTGATGTGTCCTGTACGCCTCCCTGAGGTGTCTGTGGCGCTTGTTGGCCTCCCTCAGGTGCAGGTACACCCTCAGGTGCTTCTGGAGGTTGTGCTGGTTGCTGGAAGCCTTTGAGGATCTCAGCTTGTATAGCAGCGTCAGCCATAGAGTTAGTAACCTTGTCAGGATCAAGATCCATAGACTTAGCAATCTCTCGTATAATATAATCCATCTTAGCAAAAGGAGCTAGTACTGGATTCTGTGCAACTTGTAAGAACTGCATTAAGCGCTGGGATCTTACTTCGTTAGCCATTAAGCTTTCAGTACCTGATGCATGTACTTCTAAATCACCACGTATTTGTTCATCAAAGTCAAACTGCATGTTGAAAGAGAAGAATGCTTTACCTAGTGGGCGTAGTAAATAGTCATCAACGTTTTTAACTACTGTACGGATAGAACCGTTAGCAGCAGACATAAGCATACTAATACCTGATGCTGTACGCCCAACGCCTGATACACCTGTTTGACCATGAGCAAAGCTAGGGAAGCCAGTACTTTCATCTGCTAGTACTCGCGCCTTATCAAAGAGTTGCATATTTTCTTGTGCAACGTTTGGGAACTTAGTACCAAAGATGGCTTGTCCTGGTGCACCCCCAGCTCTGCGGAAGACCTTGCCTGGGTATACAGATAAGTCTTGTCCAGGCGTTAGATTGGTCTCATCTACTTCTATAATAAGATTACCAGATAGTGCAGCATTGTCAATAGCCATACGCATAAAGCCATTCATTAATGTTTGTGTATCATCCATGTTCTCAGCAATACCCACACCAAAGAAACTGTAAGGGTTATGCTCATAAGGAACAGCGTAGTAAGGGATACGTGTAGGTTTAAATGGGTTCAGTACAAAACGTAGTACTTCACCATTACATGTCCAAACATTACAGTTAACCTCATCTAAGTTTTTCAACTCGCTGGGTATTTTAACTCCATGTTCTTCAAGAATCTCTATGTCTACATAACCCCAAAATTCTAGTACTTCCCAACGCTCAGAAGATGGTTGTGTATCATCATCCTCCATAGTCATTTCCCAATATTTCTGTATGTAGTCAGGCCCTTTATCTACAGCCATCTGAACTGAATCAGACATGAAGTAAGGACGACTACGTAACGAACGTAATTGCGTACGGGACATCTTATGACGTTCAACAGTATATTCTGCATCATTCATAGACTTAGCTTCTGGGTCTGGGTAGAAATCCCAAGATGAAACATGGCTACATTCTGGTACTGTCTTAACTAATGGATCATATTCACCATCATCATTCCAGTTAGGATATTCTTTATCTACAGCAAAAGGACCCTTCATAACACCTGTGCCAAGTAATGCCATCTCAAACGCCATAGAGCGTAAGTGTGTAGATGCACCTGATTCTTGCAGCTGGTCATGGATTTTCTTTTCCATCTTCTTAGCTGAGATCATAGCTGGGTGGAAGGATACAGTAGATGGTGTAGTACCATCACCCTCAATAATCTTATCTGATACAGCTTCTAACTTGCTGTTTAAACCACCCATTCGTGCCTGTAAGTCCATAAGGGTCTCACCAGGTTTTAGTGTAGTATCACCATTAAGAAGGTAAGAGCCAGAAGCTTTATCTTCAGTTACGGGTTTGAGTGCGTCACCTGCCGCTTGAGCTTTAGGGTCTATATTAATATGTACTGCTTCTGCTACACCATCAGGTAATACAGAAGGATTAACAGATAGTGGGAACTTGTTGTTACCAAATAGTACATCTACAATCTGTCCGTAGGCAGCAAGAGTCTTAGTCTTGGTAACTTTAACAAACACGCGAGACTTCTCAGTATCTGTAAAAGAAACATCTGTACCGTATATACCACGATAGTTACGATATGCTTTTAACCAGCGCTGTTCGTCTGAATGTCTAGCGTCTTCTGCTCGTCTGTAGCGCTCTTGTACAAAAGCTACTACACTATCTTTTTGTTCAAAGAGTTTATCCGTACTGTCTTCTGCAGCTACGACTTCATCTGTTTCAAACATTTCTTCTTGTTCTGCCATTTATTAATACCCGAATGTTGTGTCACTAGCTTGAAAGCCTGTGCGTTGTGTTGCTGGGTTAAAGTCCCAAATGCTGCTGCGTGGACGTGTCATAACACCATAACGTAAAGCATCATATAAGTGATCCTCTGCGTGAGTGTCTACATCTTCTGGATTTCTTTTATCCAAAGGAATACTTGGTATCTGCGCTATAGTGTTTGTGCAGTTATTCATAAATACTAATCTAGGCTTCTCAGTAAACTCATCGACCTGTAACCGCCTATGTATTTCGTTTTTACCTGCGACACGCGAACCCCTAGACCGATCCGAAGGCCGCCAACGGCAACCCTTCATAATCATTTGCTCAGCTAGTGATGGTCCCGTGTCGCCTCGGTTGTGCCACAAAGAAGAGTCTAGCACCCCGTATCTCATACCACCATCTTTTTTCTCTAGGTCTAAAATCATATCAGCTAAATCTGTAGCTGTAACCTTAGAACAATATAACTCTCTGTAAGCAATGAGTTGCTCATCGGGTGCGACAGCAAACCAGATAACTCCTGTATAAGATCCGTAGCCGTAGTCACAAGCTCTAAACTTAGCCCAGCTTTCGGGAACTTCAAAAGCGTCAATAACATGCTTGGTTCTGTCGAACTCTGGGAAAGCTGCTCCATCGTTAATATCCCAGTTACCTTCTAAGAGTTGTTTTCTTTGGTGCTCTGGTAGTGACAATAGCATCGCTTCATAGTCACCTGCCTCAGAGAGATAAGGGTTATCAAATAGTGATGCAGGTATAAACCTACGTTTGAACAAAGGCTGTCCAGCTTTACTGTGTCCCACAGGATACGTAATAGTATCACCTGTTTCAACATTAGTAGCCCAGAAAGGCTCGTTAGATGGACCAGGATCAATAAACATTTTCTTAACCCACTGGTGACCACTGCCACCTGGGTTAGTAGTAGCTCTCATGTACAAACCTAAGTTCTTTGCTGAGCTACGTAAACGTGATCTCATGTAATCCCAAGCGTAAGGACTTGACCATTGTGTAAGTTCGTCGAAGCCTATCCAGTTAAACGCCTGTCCTTGGTATCTTGTAACGTCTGTGTCTTTATCCAAGTAAGACATCCAAAGTCTACCACCCTTAGGTGAAGTCCACTGTGACTTACGCTCTGACCATTTGATTCCTGGTATAGCTTTAGGATATAATTCTTGACTCTTCTGTATTAATTCTCTAAGTTCTTCTGTAGTATGCCGTACAAGTAGCCCTGAGAAGTTAGGGTCATTTAGTCCGTGTAGAGGATCAGCCAACATGGCATACGATTTACCTCCACCAGCTGCGCCGCCATATAGTACTTCTCTCTCTGATGAACTCAGAAACGAGGTCTGGGGGCCAGGGTTAGGCTTAAACACTATATCTTGTGCTAACTCCTCATCATATGCAGGAGCAACAGCCTGTGCTGGAACAGTATCTCTAGTAGTTTCTATTTGTTCAACTGCCTGTACTGGAATCTCTGTATGCACCGACTCCTTGGGTTTCGAGCTTTTCGATTTCCTCAAGGGTTTCTTCGAGCCACTTGGCAAGCTTGCGTTTAATAGCAGATGCTTTTCTACGTCTTTGCTCAACTTCGATTCTCTTCTTTAGTCCCATATGAGATATATAGCGACCTGTTTCTTTACTCAGCCATTGTGCTACTGCACGATAACTATACTGCTTGAGGTGTCTCTTTGCTAGATCTAATGCTTCAAGCTCCAGACGGACAGGTATCAGAAGCCTATCATTGTCTGGAGCTAGGACATACCCCCAAGGTATCTTTGCGGTAACACGTACTATTGTGTGCCACTCTTTTTCTTTGCCTTTGATTGGCTTTGGTAATTGCCAGAATCCTAGGTCTCTTGTTGGAATACTTATTCGTTTGTGCCTTCTTTTGGTGGTAGATAGAAGATGCCACCGCTTGATGTGACATCCACTTTATCTACTTTACCAAGTCCAGCGCGGTCTAGCAAGTCTTTTGCTGCAACCATTTTTTCTTTTATGCCTAGCTCAGTAGGATCAGAAAGAGCACCTACCATAGCAACCGCAGCTCTAGGAGCAGAACGAGCAAAATAGGTACGAGTCTTCTCGCCTATCTCATCCTTTAGGGATTCAACAATAGCTGTAGTGCTGCTGTTGTCCCCGTAACCTGCCAACCTTTTAGCTGTAACAGCATCACCATTAGCTTCGTCGAATAATACTTCAAGAAACTTGATTTGTTTTTCGGTTAGATTTCTTGCCATTTATATGCTCTCTTATCTCTCCGCGACTAATACCGATGTCGCGTAACTCTCTGTTACTCATGTTGTTAAGTAACCAAAGATCTGCTCTTGATTGTTGTGTTCTTTGTATAGCCTTAAAGCTACGTTCTAAAAAGTTTAGCATCACTATCTCCTATATTGGTGTGCGGAGATAGTTATACTTATTTAGTGGTAACTTAGTACCACTGTTTACGCATACCCGTTAACCCTCTTCGTCAATCTTCTTTTTAGGTTTGGGTTTCGGTTTAGGCTTATCCATAATGACTTGTGCTGCCTTACAAATATCCGTTACGTTAGGGTCACTACAGAAAGCATTTCCAAACCTATCTTCTATAGCAGCTTGATTGCCTCGCTCATCCCAGACACAACCATCTACATCTACTGTGTAGCCATGCTTAGCTAGAG